GGTGCCTACTTTGGCGGGCGCACAATCGAAAAACTTGCTGATATGAGGAAAAAATGAGCTTAAGCACTGAACAAGCTGCATTCCTACTGGATGCTTGCAAACTCATCCAATACGCCACCGACCAAGGCTTTGTGGTCACCGGCGGCGAACTGGCGCGTACGCCCGAGCAGCAAGCCATCTACTTCAAGACTGGCCGCTCCAAGACTATGAACAGTATTCACCTCAAACGCTGCGCCATAGACTTGAACTTCTTCAAAGACGGCAAGATCATTTGGGATAAGGCGATTCTCGCGCCTCTCGGCGCGTACTGGGAGTCGCTTCATCCCAAGAATCGTTGGGGTGGAAACTTCTCCAATCTGATAGATTGTCCTCACTTTGAACGTGTGCCAACACGATAACAAAAAAGACTAACGTCCCGACGCCAATGATCGCGCCGATGGCCAAAGCAAATATGGTTGCAATCACGTCTTCTCCTTGATGTCGTAGAACCAATCGTCGCCAGCACTCCACTTGCGTGTGCCGTCCACTGTCCACAAACGCTGCGCTGCTTGGAAGTCGGGAAATTTTGTTTCAGCAGGGATCAGGCTTTGGTCATACCACAAGCACCGGTTGTTAGGTTGACAGGCAAACTGACCGTTGTCAAGCGCAATCCAATTAAAGGACTTGTGCTCTTCGGCCTGCTCGGTAAAGCCCGTGTCTACTTCCATGCCATCAGCGCAAAAGTCCACAGTAAACAAATAGCGACCAAAGTGCCATTGCTTATCTTTGCCAAGAAACTTCACGCCCAGGTTACGCAAACCAATCTTTTCAAGAATAGTAAATTTATAACCCATGCAGTCCCACAACTGCAATGCGTCAATAGGCAAGCTACCGTGGTCTTCTTTCCACACATAGGCGTGGATGGGTAGCTTGTCATACAGCGCGCCATACGCTGGCAGTAATGACTCAATGCGAAACACTTGACCGCGCAACGCTTTTAGGCTTACCCAAATTGCAGGCTCCAACTCACCATGCCCCTTGTGGTCGTTGTACAAAAATTCACGCTTTACAAAACACTTCATTGGCGGCAACGACGCCACGATATAACTCATTTGTTCATCTCCCTGTATGCCTTGATGGCGTCTTTCAAATCATTCTGCAATTGCTGGATCAAATCGTGTTGCTCTTGCATTTTGGCGTAAGCTTCAGCGGCAAACTTAGCCAGGTTGTCATGGCTCCATGTGTCAAACGCGGGCATCTTTTTTCTCCTGCAAAAGTTTTCTTAGCCACTTACTTGCGCCTAGCTTCACCCATTGTTCGTATTCGCTTTGCGTCAAACGAACGCCAATGCTTTTGCCACTCTTGGTTAGTTCACTCTTTGGTCTTGGCATCTTTATTTATCCTTACTATTGAATCTTGAAACCTGTACTCACAGCTATGCTTGTCGCCAGCCGCTTTAGTTAAGAACACCAACTTGCAATCGTTGCAATACCACGCTGATCCTTGCTCAACAATGGTTGTCTTGTTTTTGGTTTTCCCAAAAAATGTGCGTATGCGTTCAAGCATTATGTTTCCTCCATCTTCTACACAAATCTTTTGCTGCCTTGCTCTTTGGTTTTCTGTCGCACATGCCGCTAATGGATTTTTCTTTTGCTTTTTGTTTCAGCGTCAATGGCGTAGGTGGCTCAGGAAAGAGCCCGTTGTATCCAGTTACAGATAGCACAGCACTGAGAATGAGTCGGTCAATCATGGTCGTTTAGCCTCTTGTAAAAGTTCAATACGTTCACGCGACGCCCGTAGCACGGTGTAGCGTTGGTGCAAGCGCTCCAACACCGCCGCGCGCTTGGCGTTGCCTCGTTCATGGGTCAGCATGTCTAAAACCTCTTGCTCGTCAAAAGTCTTAAGTTCCTTGTTTAGTTGTCGCCACGTGAGTTGCAATTTTGTCCTCCAGTTTTTTGATTGTTTCCATGCTCTTACTCAACTTACGCCAGGCGGCGTTGAAGTCGCGTTGGTATATTTTGTTAATAGACTTCTCAGCCCTGAGTTGGGTCTTCCAGTTATTTAATCTCACTTCAGTTCCTCCATTGCAATATCCGATACAGCGCGTTTGTCATGCAACGCGCCCCAAATCTTTTCGTCAATAGTTTTGTTGGTCATCATGACGTATACCCACACAGCGTGTGCTTGACCTGAACGGTGCAGACGGCCAACGGTCTGTTCGTACAGTTCCAGGCTCCACGGCAAGGACAGAAACACCATGTGGCAGCCCCCAAACTGTAGGTTGAGACCGTGGCCTGCTGACTTGGGGTGGACGGCCAATAGCCTGACTTTGCCGTCGTTCCAGCGCTCAATGGCGCGGTCGTCGTCCAAAGTGACAACGCTAAATCGACGCTTGAGTTCTGCAAGTTCTTCTTGGTACTGGTAAACCAAAATGGTATTGGCGTGTTGGTTTTCATCTAGTAACTCCTGAAGTCTGTCAAATTTATGCGCGCTAAACCACACAGCGGTCTGCGTAGAATCAAACCTACCGGCAATTTCGGAGGCGGTTCTACGTGTGTCGTACACAAAACCGCTGGCCATCTGTTGCAGTTTGCCGGTCACCACGCCCGCATTTATCGCGGTGACGTCCAGCGCTTGGAAGTCCTTCTTCATCTTTTCGTAAGGCTCGCGGTCGTCTAAGTCGCACCGCACCTCGACTACGTTTAGGGGTGGCAGCTTGTCTTTGTAATCGCCAGCATCCAAGACATAGGTCGCAGGCTTGATGCGCTCCATGACGTTGGCCAGCGATCCAACGCGTGGCGCCCACTCGCCAAAGTCTTTGTTGATCAACACAAAATACTGCTGCATGAACGCGCCTTTAGATCGGCCAAGCAATGCTTGGTCAACAATCTTGCATTGGCCAAAGACGTCTTCTAATCCGTTGCTGGTAAAACTGCCGGTCAAACCCCACCGCACGGTCATGGGGTCAAGCACTTTCAGCAACGATTTAAAACGTGTGCCGCTGGGATTCTTCAGGCGCGTCAATTCGTCAAACACAATACCGTCAAAGTCCAGCGTCTGCTCGGCCAACCATTGGATGTTGTCGTAGTTGCTGACCACAATTTGCGCGCCTGAGCGTAGCGCAGCCAAGCGTTGCTTAGGTGTGCCGACCGCCACAGCCAGCGGCACGTCGGGCGCCCACTTGGGCTGCTCAACTGGCCACACGTCGGTACAGACGCGCTTGGGCGCCAAAACAAGGAAGCGCTTGGCCACACCAGCGGCCAGCATGTCCTGCATGGCGGTCAAGGTGATGGCTGTCTTGCCAGCGCCGACGGGTGCCAAGATCATGGCTCTGTCGCGCTCGTACAAGAAGTCAGCGGCTTCATCTTGGTAAGGTCTTAATCCACTCATCTACTTGTTCCGTTGTCCATAAACACGCGTAGTTCTGTTTCAGCAAAGCCATGTCCGACATGAACATCTTCTGCAACACTGACAGCCTGCCGCCCTTGGTCTTCAATTCCACAAACCATGTACTGCCGTCAGGCATACACGCAATCCTGTCAGCGACGCCTTTGCGACCTGGTGACGTGAACTTGTACGCCTTACCGCCAGCGCGTTCAACCGCCCACACAAAATGATTTTCAACTATTTTTTCTCTCATGTCAAAAAGTTTAGCACAGTTTTATTTTCTATGCTATAGTTCAGTCTCAATCAACTAAAGGAGAGTTCAGTATGAAAGATGTACCCACCGCGTTCCCTTGGACGCACGATGACATAACTTGCACAGGCATGGCCTTGCGCGATTACTTTGCCGCCAAGGCCATGCAAGGTTTATTAGCTTCTGAAGTCCATGCGCCGTTGAAGACATTTGCAAAGCAAGCCTACGCAATGGCAGACGCAATGATGGAGGTTCGCAATGAATCACAGTAATATTGTCGGCGGCTCAACCGCCAAGCGCGTCATGAATTGCCCAGGCTCAGTAGCTTTGGTGCAGAAGATGCCACCCCAGCCCAGCAACAAGTACGCCGATGAGGGTACGCTGTT